TGCAGCATCTATTGATCACATGACAGTTCGTGTTCGTCCCTATGTGTGGGACGAGTCTGGCAACTATGGTGCAGCAGCAATCCTTGATGCAATGAATGTGTATGTCGAGGAAGATGAGCTGGATGATGAGCTTCGTGAGTACATGGAAGAGGACGAGGACGACGAGGAGAATCCGTTCTAAAACATAATATAACAGCAATATAACAGTGAATATAGGACATTTATATTTGTATGGAACCATTATACAGTCACCAACTTGAAGCGTTAAAGAAGATGCACAATGGCTGTATCTTGTGCGGTGGTGTCGGTTCTGGTAAGAGCAGAACAGCTTTGGCGTACTATCATACGTTTTGTGGTGGTACGCTGAAGATCGATGGAAAAGGGAAATTCTCTTTACCAAAGAAGCCTCGCCATCTGTACATAATAACCACGGCCAAGAAACGAGATACTCTTGAGTGGCAACAGGAATGTTGTCTGTTTCACATAGACAAAGTAATTGTCGATTCGTGGAATAACATAAAGAAATACACAAAAGTTAATGGTGCGTTCTTTATATTTGACGAGCAGAGAGTTGTAGGTTCTGGTGCATGGGTTAAAGCTTTTCTTAAGATAACAAGGAGAAACAAATGGATACTTCTTAGTGCTACACCTGGCGATACTTGGTCTGACTACATTCCAGTCTTCATAGCAAACGGATTCTATCGAAACAAAACCGAGTTCTGTGCAATGCACGCTGTGTACAGTAGATTTACGAAATACCCAAAGATCGAAAGGTATGTTGATACCGATCTACTTGAGAAGTACAGAGACGAAGTTCTTGTCACCATGCCCTATGAGAAACGAACTGTTTCACATCACATTGATATTAAGTGTGAGTATGATCGAAAGATGTATCTTAGGGTATGGAGAGATCGATGGGATCCGTTTAATGACGAACCAATAGCAGAGCCATCGGCATTATTCTATTGTATGAGGAAGGTTGTGAATTCAGATGATAGTAGACTTCGTAGACTTGATGGACTTCTTGATGAGCATGCCAGATCCATTATATTCTACAACTTCAATTATGAGCTCTACTCCATTAGAGGGCTTTGTGAGCGAAAGGGAATTGTATATGGAGAATGGAATAGTAATACTCATACAGACGTTCCGTCAGGAGAACGATGGTGCTACCTTGTACAGTATAATGCTGGTTCCGAAGGTTGGAACTGCATCAGCACTGACACTATAGTTTTCTTTAGTCAGAACTATAGTTACAAAATGATGGTGCAGGCTGCTGGGAGAATAGACAGACTTAACACTCCATATGAGCATTTATATTTCTATCATCTTAAGAGTTACGCTCCAATTGATCTAGCAATAGCAAAAGCTCTTAAGAATAAGAAAAAGTTTAATGAGGCTGCGTACTTAAGGAGACATTTCACTTAAGCGACAGCCTCCTTTCTATTTAAAAAATTCGCGCAGATTTTCTCGCTATATATGGAGAGAAGGAATATAGTAACTAATTTTAGTTACTATTTTTGTTTTTAAGGAGACCTATGCGCGAAAGCAAGTTTCAGTCAAGTTTGATTAAGGAGATTAAAGAACGGTTTCCAGGTTGCATAGTTATGAAGAATGACTCTTCTTACATTCAGGGCATTCCAGACTTATTGATATTATACGAAAGTAAATGGGCTGCTCTTGAAGTTAAACGATCTGAGAAATCGCCGCACAGACCAAATCAAGATTACTATGTTGATCTTATGGATGATATGAGTTTTGCGGCCTTTATATTTCCTGAGAACAAGGAGGACGTTTTAGATGATTTGGAACAATCATTCAAAAGACGTAAAGGATGGCGATCACGCCGTCTTAGGAGCTAGTCAGCATTCGTGGCTTAACTACGATGTTGACAAATTGTTTGAGTCATACAAAAGACGCTATGCTCAGGCTATTGGTACTTTGTCTCACGAGTATGCTAAAGGTTACATTCGTTGGGGACAGAAAGCAAAAGCAGGAGACAAAACAGGTTTGTTTGTTCACCTCTTAGAACACAACATACCAGCAAACAGTATTGATATTAACAATCTGTTTGAAACATGGAAGCTTTATGTGAATGATTGTGTACAGGCAAGAATGAGACCAGAACAGGTTCTGTATTACAGCAACAACTGTTTTGGTACAGCAGACGCAATCTCGTACAAAAAGAACCTTTTGAGAATCTTCGATCTGAAAACTGGAAACGCTAAAGTTTCAATGGAGCAGTTGTATGTATACGCTGCTCTTTTTTGTTTGGAGTATGAAGTGGCTCCTGGCCGCATTGATATTCAGACAAGGATCTATCAGTTCGGAGATTATACAGAAGAATACCCAACTGCAGAGGATATTCTTCCTGTTATGGATAAGATAAAGACGTTCGATCGGTTGCTTGAAAAGTATAAGGAGGATGGCCGTTATGAAATTTAATCATGACCGCAAAGGTGAAGGTAAATTTCTTAAACATTACGGCATGCCTCGTCGAAGCGGCCGTTATCCTTGGGGTTCTGGAAAGAAACCTCAAAGAAACAAGAACATCTACAATGTCTACAGACAGCTTCATCAGGAAGGCTTTACAGACAAAGAGATCTGTGAACAGTGGGAGATCTCACAGAACAGACTCAAGGCCATTAAGTCTATCGGTAAAGATGAAGAAAGAGCATTGCAGGTACAGAGAGCAGAAGCTCTTAAAGCAAAAGGATATTCTGTTTCTGAGATCGGCAGAAGAATGGGTAGAAATGAATCTTCTATTCGTTCCCTTCTTGATGAAGGCCGTAAAGAAAGAATGGAGAGATCTAAGGATGCGGCCGATATCATTGCCGACTTTGTAGACAAGAACAAGTACGTTGATATTGGTAAAGGCACTGAAATCGCACTTGGTATCAAGTCATCTAAGATGGATACAGCTCTTGAGATCCTTAAAGTTAAGGGCTACAAGGAAGCAAACATTTACATGGATCAGATGGGTACAAACTATCAGACCACAATTAAATGCTTGATGCCTCCTGGAATGGATTACAAAGAACTCTATAATCATCGATTTGATATTCGTCCGGTATCCGATACCATCATTGATCCCAAATTAGGTATTAAGATCCCTAAGTCCGAACCAATAACAAATGTTGATCCTAAGAGAATTGCCGTTAAGTATAAAGAAGATGGCGGCATTGACAAGGATGGTGTTATTGAGATTCGTAGAGGATGTGAAGATCTTAATCTTGGTCTTGCTAGTTATGCACAGGTAAGAATTGGTGTTGGTGGAACTCACTACGCCAAAGGAATGTGTGTTTATGGCGATGATAAAGACTTCCCTCCTGGATGCGACATTCTTATCAATTCAAATAAGAAAAAGGGTACGCCTTTGATGGGATCAAAAGATAATTCTGTTCTTAAAGAGCAGAAGTCAGATCCTAATAATCCTTTTGGTGCTTCCATTAAGGATGATGAGAAACTTGAAAAAGTTCAGAAGTATTATACCGGAAAAGATGGCGAGCAGCATGTATCAGCTCTTAATATTGTAAACGAAGAAGGCGATTGGTCTAAGTGGTCCAAATCATTGTCTTCTCAGTTTCTTTCTAAGCAGAGAGTTGAACTTGCAAAGCAGCAGCTTAATCAGAAGTACACCGATAAGATGGATGAGTTTGATGAGATTAAGAAACTCACAAACCCGACGCTTAAGAAAGTACTTCTTGAGAAGTTTGCTGATGGTTGTGATGGTGCAGCACAGGATCTTAAAGCTGCTCCTCTTCCGCATCAGGCTTCGCATGTAATACTTCCGGCTCCTTCTCTTAAAGAGAATGAGATCTATGCCCCCGGATATTCTAATGGAACAAGAGTTGTGCTTATACGACATCCTCATGCTTCTACTACTGAAATACCTCAGCTTGTTGTTAATAACAATAATAAAGAAGGTATTTCCATGATTGGCAAACATCCTATGGATGCTGTTTGTATTCATCCAAAGGCCGCTCAGCAGTTGTCAGGTGCAGACTTTGATGGCGATTCAGTTCTTGTTATACCTGCTAACAATCCTGGAGGCAAGGTAAAGATCAAAGCTGACAAGCAGTATAAAGCATTAAAAGACTTTGATCCTGGAATGTATAAGCTTCCTAAAGACCATTCGGATGCAGACGTCATGAGCGATCGAATGAAGGGTAAGCAGATGGGTATTGTATCCAACCTCATTACCGACATGACTCTTAAGGGCGCAGAAGAAGATCATATGGTTCGTGCTATTAAACATTCAATGGTTGTTATTGATGCGCAGAAGCATGAACTTGATTGGAAGAGATCTGAAAAAGAGAATGGTATCGATGAGTTAAAGAGAATCTATCAGAAGTCTTACAATCCTGAGACTGGTGAGGTTCATTATGGTGGCGCTTCAACCATTGTGTCTAGAGCTAAGTCAAAGAAGGAAGTAGAAAAGCGCAAAGCTATCACTGGTATCTCTGCTCGTAAGTATGATCCGGAGAAAAAGAAATGGTATGGTAACACGGATCCAGAAACAGGTGAGCTGATTCGTGATTCTGCTGAGTCTTCTTATACAACCCTCAATGTTAAGATGAGTAATGGTAAGAAGAAAGCCCTTACAGTATACACGGATAAGAAGACTGGTAAGAACTATACCATAGACCCCTTTACTAAGGAGCGTACCTATCGTACTGCTGATGAGATGGATGATGCTAAGGTCCATGGTAGAACAGAGTGGTCTACTAAGATGGCTGAGGCTAAGGATGCATACACCCTGACCTCGGGTGGGTCTAAGAAAGACCCCGGGCACCCCATGGAGGGAGTGTACGCCAACTACGCCAACCAGATGAAGGACCTGGCTAATAAGGCCCGTAAGGAGTATTTGGATACCCCCAATCTAAAGTACAACAAAGAGGCTAAAGAGAAGTACAAGAAAGAGTACGACGAACTTGCCGCTATGATACTGAGGGCTAATTCTAATGCCCCTAGGGAGAGGAGGGCCCAGATACTGGCCAACCAGGAGATAGCCCTGCTTAAGGAGAAGGAGCCCGATATAGACTTCGAGCATCTTAAGAAAGCTAAAGGACAGGCTATAACCAGGGCACGTAAGGTTGTTGGTGCCAAAAAAGAAAGGGTCGAAATAACAGACTCTCAGTGGGAAGCCATTCAGAAAGGTGCCATATCGGATAGTATGCTCCGTGACATCCTTAATAATACTGATCTTGACAAAGTAAAAGAAAGAGCAATGCCAAGACAACAGAAATATGCAATTACACCAACAAAAGAAGCTAAAATTAAAGCTTTGGCTTCTTCTTATACACAAGCTGAAATTGCAGAAATGATTGGAATTAGTGCTTCTGCTGTAGCAAAAGTAATTAATTCGTAGTTTAGTTCTTAATTCTTCTAATTGTGTGAAAGGATTGAATTAAAAATGCAAAACGCAAAAGATTATTTGTTGACAACAATTGACAATCCATTCAATCCTTTCACAGATTGGGATTCTTGGTACAATTTTGATCAACAAAAAGGTTATTTAACTTGTCAAGTTCTTGACAAATTCTATAAAACAAGCGATTTAATCTCACAGTCGCTTGATGAAGCAATGTATGACGATGCCCTGGAGACTATTATGGATTTGTATCCTTATTACATTCTTGTCAAACGTGAAACTAAGATAAAACCGGTCTCAATTGACAAAATGGAACAAGTTTTAGGCATTACAAGCTCATGATGGGCTGTGGCTATGACGAAAAAGACCGGGGAGGGGGTCTAAAATTCTATACCCCCCTTTTACATCGCCGCCCTC